AGCCGCGCTGGGCCAACACAAAGTAGCGTGGTGGAATCCGCTTGCCATGCTGTAAGCGTTGGACATACAGCCAGCCCTCAGACTCAAGCCGTGCCAGCACAGACTTAGTTCCCCAGCTGTGGTGACTCTTCAGGGTAGCAGCGTTGATTTCAAACAGGCGTGAGCCCGGATGCTTGCGGATGAAGCCAAGCAGAGCCTGATCAGCCAGCTTGAGCGACACCCGCGACATGAACCGAATCATGGCGGTGGTGGTGTGGTGTGAACTGAGGCAATGGTAGAGCCTGTGGCCCTGGTTTGTCAACCCCTCACGCAATGGGAAGGGTCTGGCGGATGCTGGGTTGGCCTGCCTTCGCGGCGGCTCCTCTCGATCCGATGCATACATCATGGCCCGGAACCCCCCGGAGTGTCAACCCCTTTACGATAAGTGTTGCTTATGTCAATGATAAGCTTGACTTATGGGGGCCACAGATTTTTTGAGAAAATAGAAACGCGCCTATGCGTGTACGAGCATAAACACGCGCACAGGTACGCGCCCGCGTTACATACAACCCCCACGAAAGGCTCCTAGTGGCGTTGACTACTGGCCCTGGCAGGTAACGCGCACGCCCGCCCGCGTTGATCTGGCCCCCACCCCACCCCTATGGGGGGTTGCCCGCGCCTCAGCCCGCGTATAAGGGGTTTGCATTTTTGTGCCAAAATTTACTACCGGCCTCTGTGTGCCCCTCTAAGGTCCCTCCGAGGAGCCGTAGGTGTCCTCACACCTGCGGGGAGTCGGAGGGGTCTTCTAGGGCCTTCCAGGGGGCAGTAAGGCGCATCTCATCAAAGAAGCCATCACCAGATTCCGAATAGATTGGATCAGGAACCCCTGAGGGAGGCAAAGACGGCTCCACCCGTTCAATAGCTTTGTCAACTGTGTCTTTAACCTTGGCATCAATCCACCGTTCCTCAACAGCAACAAGAAGACCAAGCAATAGGTGACGCAGCCAAACCGGCCACCCACTACTCAAATTATAGATCTCCTTAAATTTGGTCGTTTTTAGTGATCCGAGCATCAGCCTTTGGATAGGGTGGTATTGGTCTGCGGTAAAGTTTTGACACCGCCTCATAATAAAAGGGCGTAGCTGTCTTACCCGCAGCCTCAAGAGAGGTCTTGATGTCTAGCCACTTCTTGTATTCTTCATAAGTCATTTCTAGGTCCATAACAAAGCCCTTGAAATCATTGGAAGGTTTTCAGAAAAAATAGTCCGTGCTTGTTCAGCGATCTGTCTATGTTCAAGCTGAGTGCCGTTGCCAATCCTCAACTCAATGTAATGAATCCACGACCTCACAGTCCCATTCATATAAAGGCGGGTCGGAGCAGCCATAGGAAGAACCTCTCTGGCACACTCCTTTGCAATACCCTTACTGACCATCTCAGAATAGAGGTCTTCTGCCTCAGCAAACAACTGAGCAGTCCTTCGATACAGCAATTGCGTTTGTTCTGTGTCTAAGTCATCAATAGAGTTTTGTCGGTTCTTAGTATCTTGACGACGAAGGTGTGGTAAATCTATTCCACCAAGATCAGAGACCCTTGCATACCTTTGACTGAACTCCTGAAAGGAGAACGATCTATGTCTAAGGATCTGTGGAGATATAGCCCGAGTAGTGTTGATCTCAAGAACAAGGTTAGCCATCTCAAACACGGACCAATGATTATGCCTAATACAATAACCAAGAAGCTTATCCACGGTCTCGTGATTCTCCTGGTTGCTGGGGTTAGATACCCTGGCACAATAAGCAATGGTTTCTTCTGCGTTTGGTGTGATGCTGATGAGCTTTACTGAGGACATAGCGATGGTGGGTTGGTGGAACAGCAAAAAAATTAAAGTGAACGTATTTTAGTTTTAATGGTAAATTTTTGGTATTTAGATAAAGGAGCTGTTTGGCACCAAGTAAATCCTCGTACCAAATCAGTTCCATACTTGTGCATATACTCTATAGTTGTTTGTTCTTCAACATCATTTTCTTTAATCTCTACTACTTTAATAGGTTTATATATTTGAGTCCATTTAGCACCATCTCCTGAAAAATGCGCGTTTAAGCGTTTGTTAAGAGATTTGCTTTTACCTACATAATAACAACCACACTCTAATTTTAACACATAAGTTACATAAGTACAAATGCCAATAGTCATAAAAATAAGCACAAGAAAAAGGCTGGTTAGTATTTATCCAACAAAGCCTACATAAACATTACGTTCAGGTAAGTTTTATGTTTTGTTAGCTAATTTTATTACAGTTATTAAAATTATAGTGTGGTTTTATATTTTGTCTCAACACACGGAATCCACCTTCGGTGTCTTCCTTTTCTGTGTCTTAACAAACCAGCAAACCAAAACTATAATGTGTCTTAGTTATTATTAAGGGCCTCCGGCCTCCGTCTCACCTCAATTTCTGGTGTCGCTATTTCCACTTAAATAGTGGTAAGTCAACCCGTCATCCAGAAAAGGAGGTTCTCGGTCCCGTTACCTGCGGCCTCATCAGGTAAAGGGGAAGGGTAGTCACGTCCTTCAGTCGGTCAATTGTCTTTGTGTTTTGTCTATTTCCCCCCTTCCTTCCTGCCCTTAACTGGTCATCCTTTGGCGTCTACCAAGGAGCGTTGACAATTGTTAAAGGGTTACTTGGTGCAAATTGAAGGGGGAAATAGAGTGGAGGATGGGCGAAGGGGAAGACGAGAAAGACAGTGTTCGGTCAATCCCCTTCTATTACCGCTGTTCCACACCAGAAGGCACCACTCTTCTGGTTCAACAGAGCACCTTTTCTTGGGGTCGGGTTAAATCCAGGTATAGACACCGGTTTCGCCGGTTCCAACCCCCTCGAAGTCCCGACCCATCACCAGGCGATCTGTGGCTTCCTGTGGGTGGTCGATGAAGGCGGTCATCATCCGGTTCCACTCGGTTCGTTTCTGTTCGATCTGTGCTTCTTTTGCAGAGATGGCCAGGATGTCCTGAAAATACTTTACTCCAAGGGCAAGTGCGTCAACCCTGTCATCGTGCTTTACCGCGCCTTTCTCACGGCACATCCGCGTCAACTGGTACATAAGCATCCTAGGAAGCCTTTCTTCGGGGGCCATGTCACCGTTGGAGCGGTAGTCCCACTCGATCAGTCGTTGGTCAATAACAAGGCGATGCTGGTTAAGGATTGGTTCAAGCGTGTCTATGATCCGATCCTCCTTCCTTGTCGTGGCTCTGACCTCTTCAAAGGCAAGACCAATCTTCATTTCGATGGCGTGCTTCTTCATCAGCTCCATGACCGCACCATCACCAAAGTTAGATTCAATTAAGCAGAGAGTAGCTTTGTACTTCTTTGCTCTTCGAAGGATTTCGCAAAGGGTCGAATCGGAGTACCCGTCTTGGTTGGCAAAGATGTCCCTAACAAAGAGGTATCCATTGATCTGTGATAGGACAACGGCAACCGTTTCGTCCTTTCCGCGACCGGACGGGTCAACAGCAATGATAGTCTGACCCCAAGAGGTGTATTCGGAAACTGTTTTAGGTCTATGCCACCGGTCTCCTGGAAGGGCAACAGCAGGAAGGTCAAGCAGAGTCTCTTTATCAGCGCCCCACACCAGATCGCTTGGACCCTTTGTAAGATCCAAAGGCAATACGGAAAAATCGGAAAGTTTGAGGGGAAACTTAAGTGCATCACTCAGGCTAGTATCAAGCATGAACTGGAGCATGAAGTTGCTCCGTGACATACTTTGTTCCCGTTCAAGGAGGTTAATCTCAGAGAACCGACTATCTGTGGGGGACCACCTCAACGCATCCAACCCGTCCCGCTCCAGGTCGCGTACTAGTTGTGGGGCTAGAACCTCTTCGTACCCTGTCAGGTCTTTTGGATACCGTGCGGGCCAGACAAAGGGTCGGTAGTTTCTTTCTCGAAGCGTACGATAAATCGTGAAAGTAGTTTGCGGCGTCCCGAGAAACACAATACGAGAATCGGCTTTCGGCGTAAGGACGGATTCGCCCTCAGTAACCAACTGCAATAGCTTTTCACGCATGAAGTCGGTAGCAGAGTTAGCGGGAACCTCAACGTCATCGAATACGATAAGATCGGCTCGGCTTCCCGTAATCTGACCGGTGATGCCGACACTTTTAACTGATGGCGCTTGAGCAGGACGACAACCGGCAACATCAAACGAAACTCGGGACCACCGTTGGTCATCGTCCATAGGGCGAAGATGAGCCAGCCAATCGAACTCCAAAATGCATTTCTGAGTGAAGATAGTGAAATCATCAGCTCTTTGTTTAGACGCAGAAATAACAAGGATCTTCTTATCACGGTCGTTCCATAGCGTCCACAGAACAAAGGCAGCAGCGATCCAGGATTTACCGAGTCCCCTAAAGGCTTGGATTTGGAGTCGTTTTGGTCCATTCTGAAGGTACTGAGCAATGGCTAGCTGTGCTCTGGTTGGAGAAGGCAGGTCGAGCGATTTCCATACCAGAGAAAGAAACAACGGAAACGATTCCGAAAGTTGCTCCTCTACGGGCCTAGAAGGCGGTTGTTTTTTGTTCATAAGGGGAACGTACGGAACAGGGGGCGGAGAGGCGTTGTAGCCCCTCCTAGGCACTAATAAGCGCCCTTTTATTTAATTAAGGCGAGTCACCTTAACTTTTCCAACTCCAGAGTTCGTGAGACCGATAGCATCAGCCGCACCTTTACTGAGGTCCAATCCGCGATTCCCGTGGTAGGGTCCGCGATCATTAACCCTGATTACGGCACATTTCTTAAAGCAAGCTCTAAGTTTTGTACCAAACGGAAGGGTTCTGTGGGCCGCCGTAAGGCCGTTTTGATTGAATCGTTCACCATTAGCCGTAAGGTTCCCGTGAAAGCCGGGGCCATACCAGCTGGTGATGACGGACAGAGTAGTTAGAACAGAAAGCATGAGAAAAAAGCAAAGAACTTTTATATGGCTTACGCAAATGACCCCCTCACCCACGCGCAGGGAAAGGGGGCCTGTGCATCCTAGCACATCACTTCTTCTTCTTTTTACGGGACTTACCCGCCGAGGACAGGC